TTATTTAATAAAGATAAAAATGTACTTGTAATTGCTACTAAGCAGGAAACTGCTAAGAATATGGTTACTAAAGTACGTTTTGCTTATAATAATCTTCCTTCATGGTTGAAACTAAAAGCAACAGAAGATAATAAATTATCTCTTAGATTACAAAATGGTTCTCAAATTAAAGCAGTTGCAGCCTCTGGAGATGCAGGTCGTTCAGAAGCCGTATCTTTACTTATAATAGACGAAGCTGCTTTTATTGAAAATATTGAAGATATATTTGCTTCTGCCCAGCAAACCCTAGCTACTGGGGGTGGGTGTATAGCTGTATCTACTCCATTTGGTACTGGTAACTGGTTTCATAAAACATGGGTTAGAGCACAATCTGGAGAAAATAAATTTGTACCTATTAAATTACCTTGGACAGTCCATCCTGAACGAACACAAGAATGGAGAGACGAACAAGACGGATTATTAGGACCTAGAAACGCAGCACAAGAGTGTGACTGCGATTTTACAACTTCAGGAGATACTGTAATTGAACCTTCAATTTTAAATTTTTATATAGATTCATTTTTAAAGGAACCAATGACTAAAAGAGGTATCGATGGTTCACTTTGGATTTGGGAACCAGTTGATTATTCAAGAAATTATGCTGTAATAGCTGACGTAGCTAGAGGAGATGGAAAAGACTTTTCATCATTCCATATCATTGATACTGAAACAGCAACACAGGTTGGAGAATTTAAACAACAATTATCAACACGTGATTTTGGTAATATGTTAGTTTCAATTGCCACAGAATATAATGATGCCTTGTTAGTAATTGAAAATGCTAATATTGGTTGGGCAGTTATTCAACAAGTAATAGATAGAGGATATAAAAATTTATATTATTCTCCAAAAATGGATATGGCGATGGGAAATGTTGAACAATATCTTACTAAATTTGAAAATGGTCAAGGTATGGTTCCTGGATTTACTACTTCTCTTCGCACAAGACCACTTGTTATCTCAAAGATGGTGTCGTATATTCACGAGAAGGCTTGTACTATACAATCTAAACGATTACTTGAGGAATTAAGAACATTTGTTTGGAAAAATGGTAAAGCACAAGCACTGGATGGGTATAATGATGATTTGGTGATGGCTTGGGGTATAGGAATGTTTCTAAGAGATACAGCGTTATCATTTAGACAAACAGGATTAGATATGGCTCGAGCGTCAATTAATGGAATTTATCGAGCAGGTAACGGGAATGGAACCCCTGTTTATTCTCCCTCGGGTCATTATATACCTAACCCTTACGAAATGGAACTACCTCACGACCAATCAGAAAACATAAATTGGTTGTTAGGTTAATAAATATTTATATAATATATAAACAATAATATGGCTGAAAATACTTTTTTTGGTAGATTAAAAAAACTCTTTTCCACAGATGTGGTAATAAGAAATGTAGGTGGCAATGAGTTAAAGGTGATGGATGCCGATGGCATTCAACGACTTGGAGTAGTCCAAACAAACTCAATATATGACAGATATAGTCGTCTTTACACTACATCAGGTGGTTTAAATTACGCTTACGCTCAACAGTTAATGTATCCAACTACTAGGATCCAATTGTATGCTGATTACGAAGCAATGGACACAGATGCCATTTGCGCTTCTGCTTTAGATATCGTATCCGATGAATGTTGCTTACGCAACGAACAAGGTGAAGTATTACAAATTAGAAGTAGTGACGAAACAATTCAGAAAATTTTATATAATTTATTTTATGATGTATTGAATATTGAATTTAACTTGTGGTCTTGGACTCGTAATATGTGTAAGTATGGTGATTTTTATCTTAAATTAGAAATTAGTGAAAAATTTGGTGTGTATAATATTATACCATTTTCCTCTTATAACATTTTAAGAGAAGAAGGATTTAATATGGAAAAACCTCAATCGGTTAGATTCAAATATGATCCAACTGCTACAAATACATCTCCTTTAGGTTTTTCTTTAAATGCTAATTTAGTAGATAAAGAAGGTAAAGGAATTTATTTTGATAACTACGAAATGGCTCACTTTAGATTATTAAGTGACTTTAACTATTTACCTTATGGCCGTTCTTACTTAGAACCGGGCCGTAAATTATATAAACAATTAGTGTTGATGGAAGATGCAATGCTAATTCATCGTATTGTTCGTGCTCCTGAAAAACGTGTATTCTATGTTAACGTTGGTAATATTCCACCGAACGAGGTAGAAGGTTACATGCAGAAGATGATGAATAAAATGAAAAAAGCCCCAGTTGTTGATCCTCAAACAGGACAATACAACTTAAGATATAATATGCAAAACGTACTTGAAGATTTTTATATCCCTGTACGTGGTGGCGATACAACCACGAAAATCGATACTACTAAGGGTCTTGAATATGCGGCTATCGAAGACGTAACATACTTACGTGATAAACTTTTTGCCGCTTTAAAAATCCCTAAAGCGTATTTAGGTTACGAAGGTGAATTAAGCGGTAAAGCAACACTAGCGGCAGAAGATATTCGTTTTGCCCGTACAATTGAACGTATTCAAAAGATATTAATTAGTGAATTAACTAAGATTGGTTTAATCCATTTATATTCTCAAGGTTACGACAATGAACAATTAACAAACTTTGAATTGTCATTAACAACACCATCAATTATATACGACCAAGAACGTATTGAATTACTAAAATCTAAGATTGAACTTGCCGGTTCAATTATGGAAAATAACTTAATGCCTACTGATTGGATTTATGATAACATTTTACACTTATCAGAAGATGAAATTAGTGAAATTAGAGATTTGTTAGCAGAAGATAAAAAACGTGAGTTTAGATACAATCAAATAGAAACAGAAGGTAATGATCCAATGGAAACTGGTCAAGCTTATGGTACACCTCACCAACTAGCATCGCTTTATGGTAAAGGTAGACAAAATTCAACAACAGATGTGCCTAAAGGATACGATGATAAATCATCTGAATATCCAGATCAACCAATTCCAGTAGGAAGACCAGAAAAAGGTGTTGATCATAACGATCAAGATAGCAATTTTGGCCGTGATAGATTAGGTACAGATGACATGAAAGGCAAACATGACGACACAAATACAAAATCTTCATATAATACTAAAAATCGCCCCAATTCAGACGTTAAATTTGAATCAGTATTATCAAAGGCAGTGTACCATCAAAACAAATATATATTTGACGGTTTAAAAAGTTCGCGAAAAATTAATTTATTTGAGCAAAGTGGTTTATTAGACGAGGAAAATATTCGCGAAGAAATTAAATAATTCAAATATTTATAATTAGTAGCATTCTACATATGAAAGTAAAACATAGTAAATTTAAAAATACGGGTATCTTATTTGAACTATTGGTGCGCCAAATTACGGCAGACTCAATGGTTGATCAAAACTCAAAAGCATTGGGGTTGATTAAAAAATTCTTTATGGGTTCTGAACTTGCTAAAGAAAACAAATTATACCAGTCTCTCGTTAATTCTGAACAATTAAATGAACAAAAAGCTAACGTTGTTATCTCAACAATATTAGACCAATCGTCAAAAATTAACAGAGTTAAACTAAATAAGGAAAAATTCAATTTGATTAAAGAAATCAAGTCTACATATGACATGAACGATTTTTTTAAAGCAAAAATCAATAATTACAAGACATTAGCTTCGATTTATGTATTGTTTGAATCTTATACAGATAAAAAATTCAAAAATCCCGAAACAATTATATCAAGCAAAATTAGTATATTAGAACACTTAACTAAAAGTAAAGTTTCAACTAATTTATCTCCACTTGTTGAAGAATTTTTACAACAAGATAGACCTACACAAATGCTAGTTCAGAAAGTAATGCTTGAAAATTTTAATAAAAAATTCTCAAATTTTACTGACGAACAAAAAGAAGTATTACGTGAATATATTCAAAGCGTATCTGATTCTACTAATTTAAAAAAATTCTTAGATAAAAAATTCAAAGAAGTTAGATTAGAATTGCTTGAACAACTAAAAACAATTACTGAGCCTGTTACTAAAATTAAGGTTCAAGAAGTTATAACATTAATTAAACCCATCTTGGAATCGAAGAAAATTAAAGATGAACAAGTTTCAGCTTTACTTCAATATCAAGAATTAGTTAACGAACTTAAAAAAGTAAATCAACGTGGGTAAAATAAGACTTGTAAAAAGCAAAGTTAAAGAAATGTCCGGAACCGGTGGTTCTGCAACTGCTACTCCAGGTATTGGAGCTCAGTATGCTGCTCCAAAAGCATTCCCTAAAGTTGCTGCTGATTATAACAAAACATTCGGAACACATTTTGCTCCCTCTATTCCTAATCGTCCTTCAAAAGCTATTATTTATAAGGAATTATGGGAAGATTTTAAAGTAGGAGATAAAGTAACTTACTTAGGACATCCCGGTAAAATTACATCTGTTAATAAAGAAATGACGGGTGCTATTACTTATAATGTTGAATATGATAAAGGAAATGGTAAAACTAAAGCATCCAATATCTACAATAAAGATGGTGAAATTAAATTATTAGGAGAAGAATATGGTGAATTTGATATGGAAGATGCTGGACCAGATTACAATAGCATATCTGATTTAGGAGATGAATTACGTAGACTTATACGTTGGTCTAACGAATACGGAAAAGGTGCTGATGCTAAGATTGAACAATTAAGAAAAAGAATAGAATATTTAAAAACACAATCATCATCAGTAAACGAAAATACAGATATGGTTGTTGCTACATTAAATAATCCTAATTTAGATCCAGACGTTAAAAAATTATTATTTAAAGGATATAGAGACGGACATTTAACTGCTGATAAAATAGTTAGTATGGTTAAAAATCTTTTAATGACAAGAGAATCAACAGATGATGCTAATTTTGATAGTGGCACAGAGGGGGGAGAAGGTTTACAATCAACTAACCCATTACCACCATCATTAAATGAAGGTCGTTACAATGAATTTAAAAAATCAACACGAGTAAGAACACCAGCAGAACAATTACATAGAGCAGTAAGAGAAATTCGTATAAAGATAGATGAAATTAATAGATTAGTTGAATATACTGAAAGGATGAAAAATGAAATGCAATCAGATGTGAATGAGGTTAATTATTTAAAAAGAACTAAAGAGGCATTATC